ATTAGCTTCACATTTGATAATTTACCGAGTACAATTGACGATTCATATATATGTGTGTTTCCTGCGACAACGCTAGCTTGTTTATAGCCGTTATAGTAATCGAATTTAAAAACCACGTATCCTAGATTAGCCAGAATGCTTCTCCGTTCTTCTACATCTTTTTTCCTTTCGAAATAGTCGAAACCTTCCGTATTGTATCCATAGTCATAGTTTGTTACATCGCTTGTTATGTTTAGGACTATTGTATTCGTCGTCCCACTACCTGGTGTTGATGCAGCCACTAAGCCACAGTAAATGCCTATGCATGGTGAATAATATGATTCGTACCCATTATTATACATCACTCTTGATGCTAGTACATTAATATACATTGATTTGCTTTCTGATATGCCAGTCATTGAAAATCCTCCGACTTCTACGTTAGCCAACTGGGCATATAGATAAGTATAATTATATCCGCCGTATTGATCCATTGGATCCAACCCTAAAGCTGGCATCGTTACATGGCTCCGTGGATATAGCTCTGGGATTATTCCCATTGTTACGATGCATGGTTCAAATGATTCAACCTTTGTTTCTATGAAGTCAGACACGATAGAATATAACGTTTTGCTGTCTTCTTTGTGATTGAATGAACCACACAATATCCCTACTTGCGAGATACTAAATGGTGTTAATTGATTTAATATAGCCTCTAGTTTATCTAAGAATACAATTGAATTATGTTCTGATGTGCCTATCGATAATATTGGCGTTGTATCGCATTCCACTGCATATACTTCGCATTCACCATTCGATGCTGCTAAGTTTATGTTTGAGATTAAATCACTATCCTTAGCAAACCTAGAGATGTGATTAGTTTCAGAATTTGATATTACCAATTCATCGACAGTACTATCTGTTATAGAGATCATAGATGCCGTTAAGCCAGCATACATCGATCTTAACAGAATACCTTCTGTCCATAATTCATGATGTGTCCCATTGATCCTAACGAGGTATATGTTACTCGCACCATTCTGTGTTGCTTCGATATACCCTCTTACCAATGGAGAGTCCATACCGAAAATATTAGATACATATTGCATATCGTTCTTGGAGTTTATTATAGTCAGAGCAGGACCAGTGCTCGCATGTCCTATAAGTACCAAATTATCTTTTGCAATATTGTCAAATAAATTCTCGTGATTGTATAGATAATCTAGTGTAATGTTTTTAAACATCATTTCTCCTTACTGTTATATAATAGTCATCGGTCTTTGCATTCCGAATGACTTGATCTAATTTAATTTGATTGTTTACTGAATCCGACTTTGCTAATGTAAAAAAGAATTCTATTCTACCATCATCGGCTCTAAGCGGTTCAGCATAATTAATTACATACAATAATGTGTAGTCTGTAATAATTGGGATATTTGGATCTGTAGAGCTCCAATCGCAAAGGATAATTACATCTCCTTGTTTTGGTCTTGCTCTAAAGTCAAAATAAAACTTTGTGAATATTTGACTTACGTCTCCTATGTCCTCGTATTGTAAGTATTTAGATATTATAGCGCTAGCACTAACGCCCTCTCTACGCAATAATACTCTTTCTACTTTATTCAATACTCCAGTACCAAGACATATTGGGCATTTATCGTTTGGTGAATTATCTATACTAGAAACACATCTGCATGTCTGATATATATCACTACGAACCAATAATGCATACTGGCCATAATCATGTATCATACTATATAACTCATCTCTTAAATCAATCATATTACACTTCTTCTTCATTTCTGTTCTTTATAGATCTTGACTGCCAATCGAATGTAGGGTCTATCTCTGAACCTTTTCTAAATGTTGCTACGCCATGGTTGTCTGTGACGCCTAGTAATTCATTTTCCCATTTCTTATATTGTTTTTTAAGTCTAGCTAATAAATCTTTTAAATTATCAAGTTTTCCTCTGTACGATATTGATAAGTCCGCTAATTTCTTTGTTTGCGCAGAGGTAGCTAGCTTGATGTAACTTTGATATACTAAATCGTATTCTATTTTATGTTTAATAAATTGCCTTGCAGGATACGATGGGCTTTCCCAATTTATAATAGACGAATTATGTTCTGTCAATAAATAATTTAAATATTCTTGATTGTCAATTTCTAGTTTTCTTCTAGAATCAGTTTTATATACATAGCCTTGTTCTCCACGGCCGTATATATCGTAGCTATGCTCTACATAATCATTGCCATTTGCATTTTCTGTATTAGATTGACTATCCTCTACTGTAGAAAAAGATAGAGTATATGAGCCTATCATACTTCCACCATCAGCACTTTGGACGCCTGAAATAGCTAATCTATAATCTGTTAATCCATTTAAACCAGCGCCGTTCCATTGAATATCGTCTTGCGGCGTAATGGTCACTATCGTTCCGTCGTCTTGATTGACTGTGTTATTTAAAGAGACGATACATGCCACGTTAGTTTGCGAGTTAAGATTCTCTAAAAGAAAATTGGTACCGATAATTGTCGCTGTAAGTAATTCCGTGCCAAACTCTATTGTGATAAGAGAATCGACAGCTACGTCTACAGAACTATTAAGTGGATTTGTTTCAATAATTATAGGTATCATATGAGATCCTTTCTATATTTTACTCTGGTTTATCTTTACATGCCTTTTCGTGTGCCTTGATTCCTCTTCTAGAAAATTCTTTACCACAATATTTGCAATTAACTTTGTCGCTAAGTTTTCTCTTATCCTTTGGTACTATTGGGTGTTTCACAATCTTTTCTTTTACGACAGGCTCTTCGGTTATAACTGCTTTGCCATGACGTACTTGTAACTCCCCTTCTCTTAATAACTGATTTGGAGAAGATGGTTTCGGATCATTAATTTTCCTAGTTACTTCTGCTCTATTAATTTCAGCAGTTCTATTTACTAATGTTTTAATTTTAAGATATCTATTAATATTAGTAATATTCGTTCCTATTGGGATTTTTACCGTACCACTATTGGGCGCGAACCACATTCTCGATAATGGATCAAACCAAGCTCTTGGTACGAACGCTGATACTTCAACATATATTTCTGTATTATTTTTCATTTCAATTCTCCTTATGTAACTAAGACTAGAGGAAGGGCGTAGCCCCTCCAGTAATCTTTAATAATTGTAATTAAGCTGATGGTCCTTGTGGATCTTCAGGTGTAATTAATGCTCTGTCTTCAATTGCGTCCATTTTTGCATTAGTCATATCTGCAGGTCTTGTCATGCCAAGGAAACTACGCTCAGGTGCAGGCCATGTTTTAAGGAATGTTATGTTCTTCGCTACTGCGATTCCCATACCTCCGCTTACTACGCCAGCATTGTAACGTGCTCTAACCTTAAGATTTAGGATATCTCTTGCGGGATCACTAAATTGGTCAATAGCCATTTCGTCTTTAACTAATAATACTCCTGCATTATTTCTGTCTATGATATACATGTCAAATTTCTTATCTGCGTGACTGAAAGGTACATATGGGCTCATATGAACTTTAATGCCACCTACAGGCAATGCATAAGAACTATCTTTAGGTGCTTGTAAAGTTGCTTGACCAGCAGTAACTCCGCCGAATGCGCCCAAGCTACCGTTGCCGTTTCCTAGCATACTGTTGCTAGCAAATAAAGAATAAGTCAATGGATGAACTATGATGTCTGTAGGAATAAATCCTGCAGCCATAATTGTTGTACACATATCCAAGAAGTCTTGTGCTGATAATGTTCCATTTAATGTTCCATCATAGCCTCTTCCTGTTGGTGCTAAACCAGTTGTATTTGGTGTGTATACTGAACCTACGCCAGATGACCATGTTCCGCCTTTGTCTGTATCAAAGATAATATGACCATGTTTTGAAAATTCGTTAAATATAACTTCTTCTCTTTCTCTAGCCATAGCTTTTCCAGCTGCTTCTAAGTGAAGACCAACTACGTCCCATTGAGAATCTTCTATCATTTCCTCTGAAATAGGTATTTTCAATCCATGTTTCTTAACTTTTATTTCTGTAGAAGAGCTCCCACCGTACATAGCAACGTCTAATTGCTGTTCTGGGTATTGGGCCCCCTCTTGTATTTCTGAAGCTCTCATTGCACCGAAATTGATAATGTCTAAAGATTTACCTTCTTTAAGTGTAATCTTTCTAACAAATTTTGATGCTAGATACTCTGGCTCAGCTGCTTGAAGCATGATAACTTCCATAGCTTTAGGCATTACGATATTTAAATCTGCTGTAGTCAGTACTTCTTTCATACTGATTGAATTTGGCATACCGTCTTGCATAACAAGTTCGCCGTTTTTAAGAGCTTGTGTTAAATGTTTATAAGTGTCTTTAATATTTTGTATTGTGTTATTAGGCATATTGTGCACTCCTTTCTATTATAATGATAATAAGATACGAACTTCGCCTACAGAACCTTTGAAGTCCCATAAAGTAGGTGTACCTGATACTGCGTCTTTGATTGTAGTAGCTTGGATAACTAATTCATTCTTAACAAGAGCACTGTCTGCTGCTATAAGCTCAGTTAAGTAGATAGCTAGCATGTTGTTATTGTAATCAACGAATAAATTCTTCGCATCTATTTTAGTAGCTGTGATTTCATCCGAACCGTCTACAATTGTGTGGTCAGTAGGGTCTAGTACTTTAGCAAAGTCTGCTTCTGTAGCTGTAGCTAAAGCTGCGTCATTTGTCAAGTATACCGAAATACTATTAGCTAAATTAGCTAATTCTGGATAGTTTGCAACTGTTTCGCCATCTTCTAAAGCATCAACTGCTAAATCATCTGGTAATGTTACATAAATTACTGCTCCAGTATAGTCTGTAGCACATTCAAATTTGTTACCTGTTAATGTAACTTTCTCGCTAGTCCATACTTTGTCAAATGCTGTTGCGTCGCCTGCTGTTGAACCTGCATATAGATATGTGCCTCTAGCTTTGAAATAACCATCTGTTAGGAATGGTATTCCTTTAATATAATCACTGAATGATGCCTTAGCGTTAGCTAATTTATTTTTCTGGTAACCGACAGATCCGTTGTCGCTAGAGAATGGATATTGTCCAATGTCTCCAAATCCAGAACCTTGTGGTCTGCCAGCTGCTGGTATATAACTTGTTGCTTCAATAAAATCATCATAATCAGACTGAACCATACCCATGAAAAATTGTAAGTATCCTGCAGGTGGTGCGTCTGTTTCAACGGCCATTACAGTCCCTACAACTAAGTTAGTTAGTGTAGCTGTGTCTGTGATTTCGAAGTTACCATTTGCATCTGAAACTACGTATTTGCCTATGATAGCATCTTTGTCTGTACTATCTGACTCATACCATGCTGCTCCCCATTTAATAGCTGCTGCTGCTGTTGCTGCTGTATTCGCTGTTGCTGTACTGAAGAAATATGGTAATCTAATATAGTCTCTTGTTACTATTGTCACGCCATTCGTTAATGATCCTCTTTTGTTCATATAAACATTATGGCCTGAAACGCCGATTGGTTTACTTGTTGCATTAGCAATAGTTACACGTGGAACACGTTTCTCTGTTTCGATATCGTATTCTGTGCCTGCTCCTGATAATATTTTGCCTTTAGGAATAACAACTTCTTGATTGTTATTTGGACCAAAAGCATATTTAAATTGTGTCACCGCATTAGTAGCCGCACTTGCTAACCACTTATCTGCTGGTGTATTCCCTTCAGAAACAATTAATTGTACATTGCTTCTGCCTTTATAATATAGTTTTATTTCTGGAAGTAATCCCATTATTATTCACTCCTTCTATCTGATTTGAAACCGCCACCTAGTAAAGTTGTCAACATTTCTGTCATTGTTACTTCTTCGGTGCCATTTCCATTTGTGTTGCCTGTTGGATCGTCTAATTTGTTGCCCTGGAAATCATATTTGTTAAAATCTTCCAGTAAACCGTCTATTAGACTCTTGAGGTCTTCCTCACTGTTTGTTAGTTTTTGAAGTTCATCTTCTCTATCTAATTCTTCACCTAGAGCAATTTTTAAGTCTATTACTCTTTCAGCAGAAACCATACGGTTTTCTTTTGCTAGCTGAATATTCGCTTCAGATAAGGTTTCTTTTTCGGCTACAAGCAATATATTACTAGTTGTTAGTTCCTCTTTATTTCCCAATAAAGTATCTCTTTCAGTAGTTAATGTTGCTTTCTCAGCTTCTAAAGCCTCTATCTTAGAATCGGATTCTGTAACTTTAGTTTCTAAAGTAACTTTCTCTTCTTCCAACGAAGTATTAGTAGATTTCAAAGATTCTAGCTCAGTTGTAAGTTGGTCGTGCTTACCTGTCGCTTCTTCAAGTTCTCGTTTAAGTTCTTCAATAGTTTTCATATTTTGACTTAAACCTCCTTCTTTGAAATTTTTAACAGAAAGATAATTAAAATGCTTTAAATTCTGTACTTCTTCCTGCTGATTTATATTATAGAGCTCGTTGTCAAGCTCTAGGTACGCTTCTAAATCGACGTAGTCTTCTGGTATATACTCTTGTTTTTCACCTGTGTCTATTACAAATGCTGATGCATCTGCTGGCACATTAACAAAACTACATTCGTCAAACCAAATTTGGCCTAAAATCCATTCCGCTTCTACATCGTCGTATTTTTTACCTATAACGTGTTCGCATTCGCCTTCCGCACCGCAGATATTGCATACGCCATGATATCTTTGGCATACAACTTCGTCATAATGCTCAAACCTATAATGGTCACAGAATCCTTCTTGCATCCAATCGGTTCCGCATATATTACATACTACTGAATCAGTAGTGCTACCTACGCTAACTGTTAGATATCTGGTGTCTAAGATCTTCTCGATGGCTGCTTGGTTTGTTATTTCTGGCATAATATATACAGTTCCGCCACCCTCTCCAGCTACTACGTATCTTGCTTCTTTAACTCTGCCTAATGGCTCTCCTAGCATAGAATCATGATTTAATAATATTGGTTTGTTAAATGGTTGTGTATAACTATATATACCTGTTGGATATGGCTTTGCGTCAATATCGCCTTGTAAATATTTGCCTACATATCTATGGTTATTACCTGTCTTGCCGCTATGTATTGCTGCAATAGTTGGCATTAGAGAATATTTTGATATAGAAGAAGTAATTGTTGCTGCAATACCTTCCTCGACATTATTCTTCAATGTAACATTAGAATGTACTACAAATTTGTTACCTCTAATTTCTTCACCTTCAACAAAATGCTTCTCTGTTCTTTGCTTGAGTATATTTATACCCAATGCTTTACAATGCCTTTCGGCATGTGCTACTGACGTTGCTGAGTCATCTTGATGTTGAACTATAAGACCTTTGCATTGGCCGTGGTGTGGTACAAGCGCGCCGTCGACGATAGTGTGATGCAGCCCTTCTAATGTTGCTATATCGTCTTGCCAACCCTCTGGCACCGTATAATAAGCTTCCTTTATTAGTGCTTCATAATTTGATGCCGCTAATATTGTGTTGAGAATCTCAACTTCGTCTAATGAAGTAAGACAAGCTGTGCTTGCTGAATTCTTTTGGTTAACAATTGTAAGTCCGCCTTTTTTGCCCCATAGACTTTTGTCTAGTATCTTCAATTAATCGATCTCCTTTTCTACCTCTAGTCTGCATTGACAATTAGTGTGAAATGGTGGTAATTTATCTGTATTATACAAATTAATTTTACTGCCCTTCATATTGTTACATATTTCGCAAGCGTCGTCTTCGACTTTTACTGCTGCAGTGGTATGCCCAACTGACCGCAGATACCATGCGAATCCTAAGTTATATGCCCTAGAAATTTCTGTTCTCGCTATAGCTTCCGCCCTAGCAATATGTGCATCAAATATAGCAATAATTCTGGCTATATCTAAATCTTGATGTAATATATCGTTCTCGATAGATTTAATTAATTTTGTTATAAGTTTTTTGAACGCTTCGTCTAAATATTCGACATGTTCAATAAGTACATTGTCAATATCTGTATGGCGTAGTTTAACTTTAGCATCGTCCATACCAATTCTTGCGGCATTTAATATACCTTTGTGGCCTAACTTAGACATATAAGCGTTGCCAGCATTAAGAGTTAGCTTAATACTATTAGTTGTAGATGTACCTGATTTGATTTCTTTAATTACATCTCTTTTGACTAGCTTATAAAAATCTATTATAGTAGTTTGAGTCTCTTCGTATAATTTCTTATAGTTTGAACCCTCTGTAAATGCTTTTTGCATAAATTCTGCGCTACTACCTTGTGCTACATCGTTCGCTGTCTGGTTGGCCGAAGAATCAATTGTATTTTGTATATCGTTATTTGCCAATGCCGCTTTAACCATTTTATAGTATAATTTGTCCTGATCCTCTTCGGATAAAGCGCCTCGTCTTAATGCCAATCTTAGTTCGTCGTGTGTTATTGCATTCTGTGTAAATTGTTGTAAGAGGTGATTCTCGTAAGCAATTAATGAATCTATATCTATTTCTTCAAATTTGAATAGAACAACATCTTCGTCGTCTGAGTATGGATCAAAGCCACCTTCTAATAATAATTCAAATATAACAAAATAGTTAATAAACTCGGACATAACATGTTGATATGATTTGATGTTGTCCTTAAACATTTGATCTAAATTATCTGATGTAGACCTATTGGCTGTCTGAGCTTCCCCCATAACAGTAGAAGATACTTCTAAAGCAGTGAACACTCTTGTCTTAAAATAATCAAGGTATTTTTCTGCGGATAATCCCTCTTGTTTAATAGTCTTGACGCCATGTCTGCCAGGGATAACGACGCCGCCGTCCATAGCTAGTACGCCGAGCGCCTCTTTAACTGATTCGATTTCTTCGTCGTCTATTGTTCCTGCTTCGGCTTCTGTCCCAACTGTATAAACAAGTAGTGGAAATATATTCTTGTAAAGATACTTAGAAACTAATTCCTCTGCTTGTCGTAGCATAGCCACGTCATTCAATGCGGCCGCCAATGATGGTAGGCCGAATAGATATCCTGGTGGTTTGTTCATGTAAATATGTATAACGTCGGAAGCTTTGAATTCAACACTGTCCTGACCTATAGTTTGCTTATATTTAACTATTTTACCCTTTTTATCTTTTTGGATTGTAATAGTCTCTGTTGGTAACAAATAATATCCAGTTACAGGTGTCTTTCCAAATATAGCCTTTGCAGTAATTCCTGGTGGATATTTGTATCCTTTGGACTGCCTAGTCTTAACGACAAAGCAATTATAGTATTTAACTAATGATGTAGCGATTTCCAATAGAAAACTGTCTATCGGCGTATCTGTTGCCAATGCGATAGCCTTGAACCGTTGGTTTATATAGTTAACTGCCTTTTCATTCTTCCCAACAAATTTCCATCCAGATTTAAACATAAAATCAACCTTTTTGTCAGTTGCAATTCTAATATATGAATCAGTGAAATATGCTGCGTCTATCTGCATAAAGTCGAATCCATTAGGACCTTCGAAACCATCTCTGTTAGTAAATGTGGAGCCAGTAAACCCTAAGCCAATCTTCTTTACAGTATAGTCGCTTTTATTGTCTGGTGTTATGAAATTTTCATTATAAATTTTCTTGCTAATAGCTTTCCAAAATTTACTTTGTTTTTTGGCCAAGATAAACCTCCTACCCTATACCGTTACTTTGATAACATCTGATAATTCTATGCTAATAAGACCCAACTCTTCTGGTGGTAACAATGACATTTCCGAATAATTGTCCCAATAATTTAACATTGAACCACATGTCGCATAATGCCTTGTCTTGGTTATCAATTCTCCAGTTTCTTTGTCTATTGTGTAATATTGCTCTCTGTCATACATCTTGGTATGTGTATGTCCAGTTAAATATAAATCAACATTGGCTACTTTGCTAGCCTTGTACATAGCATTTAGCTTACCTGCTGGAGTCGAGCCTCCACCTTTACCGTGATAAAGCATAACTGTGTGTATATGTTTATTCACATTAAGTAGTAAGTATCCCTGGAAGCCTAAGTACGGAACTTGTAATTTATCACATAGTTCTGACATTGGATTTAATGCTAAGCTATACATGGCTCTCATTTCATGATTACCTGTAACTCCTCCTAAAATCTTACCTGCATCTGCTAATGGCTTTAATAATTTATATATTAATTTTATTTGGGCGCCAAAGTGTATTGCTTGTGAATACGCCCCTGTGCCTATGCTTGTTTTTGTAGCTACTTCCATTAAGTCGCCTAGTAATACCGTGTAGCAATTTTCTGTCTGAAGAATGTATTTTACCATTGCTCCTAACATTTCTACATTTGATGCCTTGTGTCCGAAGTGCGGGTCTGTTAATGGTACTATTTGAATTTTCTCTTCTTTGAATTCGTATTTGATTACCTCTTTTTTGGTTATCCCTATTTTATTAATTTCTTCCAATGTAGTCGTTCTGCCTATACTTGCGATTGCCTCTTGTATGGCTTCATCAATAACTGTTATTGCATCTTTCATGTAATCTCCTAATTTTCAATTTGTGAGATGACGATATCGAAAACCGTTCCTTCCATCCAATTGTCTGATAGACTCTCAATCTGTCCGCCGACAACTGCATAGTGTTCGTTCCTCGATATGTACATTCCATTTTGCCAGACCATAATTAATTCTTGATCCTTGACTTCTGGAACTCCTAAAGCTACATATCTTGATGGTGTTGATAACGTTACGCTATTCGTAAACCATCCGCCAAATGACTCTAGGAAGCTGCTTTGCGTGTTACTCTGTGTCTGTTTAACATCGCTTATTTTCATCTCACTGCTGGACCTATGGCTCGAACGATTTCTCATATCTTCTACAGTGGCATTTAGCCGTGGAAGTGATTTGTAAGTTAATCTGGAAATATGTTTCTCCAACATTTCACCTACCATCTTCTCGCTGTTATAGATATCAAAATCTATCATTCCGTGAAGCCCCTTCATTGCTTTTTCGTAATCTTGAGCTATGCTCTCGATACCGTCAGTTAATACATTTCCAATCTGGGAAACATTGGAAGATGTCTTACCTCTAAGTATATTATACATCGCTGGAAATGAAATGTCAAGGTAATTATGCATAATATTTGAAATATTTTTATATCCCTGTAATTTAGCCTTGATTGGCGATGCTTGTATGTATGAATTTCTAGTCTTATTAAGTTTATTAGCATGCTCTGAGAAGCCATGCTTAACTAATTTATCTATTATTGAGAAATCAAGATTGAATGCTTTCTGGGCAGCGTATACAGAGTCAGTGTCTATGCCCTCAATGTCTTTAGTTCTCCTAATTAGCCTCTTTGTATCTACCGTTAATTTACTAATAGCTTGTACTATATTTTTTCTACATCTGATATCTTCTTTAAGTACTTTCTCTAATTTAGCTATATTATATATATTGCTATTACTTAAGTTACTAGCTAACTTGGACAATATATCTTTAGTAGTACTATATAACTTGTAGATATTACTATTATTGTGTTTAACTGACATAATAGATATTAAAAGATGTTCTACTAAGTTAGTTAATACTAATGCGCGCTCACGTACGAGGCTTCTAACCTCCGCATAGACATTGCCATTAAGTCCGCTTTGGTAGATATCCCAGGCCTGTGCGAGTTGTATGTAGGCTGGATTATCTTCAATGGCCTTGTATAATTTAAACGTCAATACTCCCTCGTTAATAAATCTCTTACCATGAGGGAACTTAACAATGTC